GAAGCGAAAGACAGAGCTGGAGCGAGCAGAAAGCACTGCCTCCATAACCGCATATATCCAAAAAGGATTTAGACCAAACACCGCTCTCGACGAGAGCCAATGTGCTACGGTATCCCGGTATCTTAACAAGCCCGTTTACCCCCGTTTTCAAAAGCAATCAGCACACCCAATTAGCGCCGCACTCCTAGAGTACGCTAATGAATGCTCGCAAGCATTCCGAACCCGATCCACACTTGAGATCGGTGCAGACCCACGAATCAACCTGGGTCAACTCGGGCACGCATCATACACAAACGGCGATGCCCGCGACAACGCGCGACACACCACTCATGCCCTAAGAATCGCAACCTTGGCACATCCAACCCCGATCCAGCATGACTTCCGAAACAACTGGAACACGAGACAATATCATTGCCGGCACACTACCAACGTGTGTTTCCGAGGTGCAGAAAACTGCACGTTCCGCGCAGCACGACTACTATCCGTGCACTCTCTATATGACATACCCATCCGCACCTTAGAAACGATATTCCTACGTACTGGTGCGCAACAACTCACAGCTTACATGCTGCTACCCCCCGAACTACTGGTGCCTGGACTCAAATCACCAGACTCGGGTTACGACATAGAGTATTACAACATCACCACACACGGCGGAAACGAGGTCGAAAGAACTGACTTCGACAAACCGACAGCTCCCTCGCACGCCGCAATGACATTCCAGGGCGACACATCCCTGGGCTACATCCACAACTACATCACCTGGAGCACTTATCTCACCGCCGACTATTACCAAGGCGAAAATCTCAACCTCCTTATCGAAAGAGTCGCTTGGAACGGCCCAATGTGTACTATCACCATCACCCGCACCGAGGGACCCATATTCTCGATCACCCGCACACTCCCCGTCACCAGCTACTACGTTCTAGTACCTGACCCACACCACATACTCAAGTATGATAAAGTTGATTACTCCAAGATGATCGCCGTTGAGAGGCGACATGCTGAGAGGATCCTTGAGTACGCCATCACATGCCCACAGTCCGCATTTAACCAAAACTCCATTGGAGTGTATGCGCGATCACAACTCCAAAGCATCAATATAGGAGTGCTCAAACGAGAGCAACCATGGGCCACAGACTCCAACGTCTTCAACGAAATCATAAACCGCATCATGCACATCGCCATCGTGCGGAGATCCATCAACGCCGCATCAACATCTTTCGCAGCGATACAGCAGCAGGGGTCACAACCAACCATTGACAGGCCTGACATCACGTTCAAATACCGTGAAGAGACCACGACGTCCCGATGCATCCGTAACATCCTTGTCAGCCTGGCCAACATCCCTGCCAACACCGTCAACGCCATCCACGATTTCATCGTCACGGAGATACCAAACACCACGGCGAGCAAATTGCTCAATACTTGGAAAACTGAGGCATACAAACCATACGATTCCACTGCCAACCGACTGGCGCGTATAAGGTTTTACGATTTTCCAACATCCACCCGACCCGTCGTTGTACAGTACCCCCGCGAACACCCACCTGCCATGATAACACAACCCACCAAAGGCGCCCCAACCGATCCCACCGTGCCTTGGCGCTCGGCGCTTGTCGAGCTCCAGCAGGGCTGGAGTACCAGCACCTTTGGGCCTAGCAATGCAGTCGCCGAAAGACTTGCATCAGCAACCTACCAACCACCAAGCGTCGAATGGATCACCGGCGGACCCGGTTCAGGCAAGAGCCACACCGCCCGTCATAAGTACAAGGAGTTCGACCCGCTCGTCATCTGCCCCACCAATAACTTGGTGGATGACTACAAGAGCCACGGCTTCAAAGCCGCCACACCACACAACGCCATCATCAGTGGGGATGTCCGCAGACATGACCACATACTCATCGATGAGGTGTTCATGTTCCACCCCGGCTATGTGGCTGCGCTTGCTGCACTCAACCCAGCCGCACACATCATCGGCATAGGCGACCCGAACCAAATCGGCTTCATTGACTTCGAGAAAAATTTTCCATCCACCATGTATAGCATGATCGATTTCATGAATCCTAAGGCTCGACTACACATTCGCGAGTGCCATAGATTTGGCGCCAACCTCACACGTGAGATCAACAACCGATTCAACAGTGACATGATCAGCAAGAACGACACCGTCTTTACGTGGCAATACACACGCCACGTTCCTGACCTCGAGGAAGTTAGACGCAGGTCAGGCACCGCACAGATTTTGACCTTTACTCAGGATGAAAGGATCAATTATCGCGGCTCTATGACGGTGCACGAGGCTCAAGGCAAAACGTTTGCGAACGTGATTCTGATCGTCACGTCCCTCGCCCGTCCGCTCTACAACAGCACACCACATTGGTATGTTGCACTAACGCGGGCACGGGAAAGCCTCCATGTTTATACGGAGGAACTTAACGAAATACCCCACCTCTATGACCTCAGCACGGAATACCTCTGCGTTGCAGAAGACCTTGCACCCGCACTTACACCCAGCTTCCGTGCCCCTGATCTACAAGTCAAAGCAGCTATGGTTACAGAACAACGGCCAGATATGCGACTAACCGGGCCTACTATCCCCGACGAGATCCTCTCTTCCGTCACCGTCGGCCAGGATAGCGCTGCGTACTTCATCTACGAAAACACCAACACGTCAGTAGCCCCGCTCAAACTCCGAATCGGCACCATGCGCCCCGAAGAGGACCTCAGAGAGATGACCATCATGAAAGGGCTACGTTTTTCGTTTGACACGTACATCCGTAGTAATGCTATGACGCTACACACATTAGTGGAGCGCTACGGAAAGCACACCCACAACCTCCCACCACAAGAACAGATGCGTGAGGCAGTCGACATTTACGAAGCGTTCAAAAACGCATTCTATAAGAACCCGAACAACATTCGCAAGATACGCCGCGACGACCTCACGCGCGCTCAATGGGAAACTGTGGAGAAACAAACAGCGAAAGGCACCACAAAATTCGTGGACACCGTGCTGGACGAACCCACGACTTATTTCGTGGATTTCTTCCTCAAACAGCAAAGCAAAGTCAAGACAGCAGCAGATGAGGACCACCGCCCCTCCCCGCCCGGCCAATTCAAGGCCAAAGCCGGTCAGGGGATAAGTGCATGGAGCAAAACCCTCAATACAGTCCTGTCCCCCTTCATCCGCGCCGCGGAGCGAGCCTTTAGAAGCAACCTCCGCGAGGACGTCATACTAGCTAACGGCATGAACGAGACTGAGCTCCTTACCCCTGACCAACACCCACATGGACCACATTGCCATAATCGAAACAGACATAACGGAATTTGACTGCAACCAAAACGCCACCAGCGTCATGGCTGAGTGTTTCATTCTTGAAGACCTGGGAGTCCCGAAACCAGTCCGTGAGCTATACGCCCGCATGCGGCGTAATTGGCGTCTCACGGCCCGTGGTCTGGCCACAATGTTCGGAGAACACAAACAACACTCGGGGCAACCCGCAACCCTCTTCGGGAACTCCATCGTTTCACTCATGCTGATATGCCGAACCATAGTCAACATCGACACGGCCGTCGTTCTCACTAAGGGCGATGACCTACTCATACTGGGGGAAGGCGTCCGTTTCAACGGTTACCTTGAAACGCAAAACGAAACGCTGAAGCTCCACATGAAACAACTAATAGGCCGTCCACCACAGTTCGTTAACTTTTTCGTTACGCCCGTGGGACCCGTACCAGATCTTGTCAGGATGGCCGCCAAAGTCAAATCCAAGCCCCTGACCGGCGCTTACCAACACCTCCGTGAGGACGCACAAATTAGGGTCTCAACCACCCCAAACACGTCCAAATATGCAGTCGCAGTGGATGAGTTCATCGACGCAAACGGGAACGTTGATTTCATGCCTTTGGTCATATACTTGCGCACCCTCAACCCTGACATCACGCTCCACCTCGAACGCTGCTCCCGATCCACCACGCAGCGCAACTACAAAACACTCCACGCGGCCCTTAAGCATACGAGTCTGCGTAAAGTCGTCATACATGTCGCGCCCATAACCAACCACAAACGCATCGATGAGATCCGCATATCGGTGCACGACAGACTGGCCACCATCAATGGCCCACAGCAGTACCAGGCAGCCCTCGAGGCCGCAGCCGCCTACTACGACCTCGGCGAGCACCAAGTGGAAGCGCTGTACTGCTGGCTCAGTGGCATCGCTAGTGCCACCAACAATGAGCTAATGGAGTATTACCATACCGTTGAACTACCGATCAAGATCATCGAAAATACACCTGTATCGGTTGACACCACGACCTTTAATGGCAGTTTCAACCTGATAGATGCCGGCTCATCAGGCGGGGACTGTTTTTACCGTGTGGTCAACCACCCCAGTTTTGAGCCCAACCTCACACCCGAGGAACTCCGCATCATCCGATCCCGACTCACTGCCACCTGGGTCGATGTGACCCAAATACCAGCCGCCTTTACGAGCATCGACAAACCCATCGCCGTACTCGTACGCACAGCTGACGGCGAACAGTCAATCCTGAGCAACTGCGAAGGCGCACCTCCAACCATCGCCCTGCTAATAGACAGCATCACACCTGGTGCGATGGGCCACTACGTTGTCGCAACACCGGACCACTCACAGACATCCATCAAGACAGAGATTCCCGTTGTCATCCTTGATCTTTTGCCAAAGAATAAAAGACCGGAGAGACAATTTAACATACAAAAGATTAAAGATGAATCGCAGAGGAAACAACCGACGCAACCAACTGAACCGGCCACCGCGGACCAGGGTAGTGATACGAACACGCCCCCGCACCAGCAGACCCCGGCCACCTCAAAACAACAACCGCAACCGTGCAGTATTCCAGCCCGATCATGTGATGACCTTCGATGTGATCCTGGGATCACTCAAAGCACCGGGGGCGGTATTCCAGCTCGGCCCAAGTGCAGCTATATATTCAGCCCAGAGCTACGGCCTGTCCGCGCTATGCTACAACAACTACCGCATCACTGCAGTGACCCTCACATCCAACACATTGCTCAATCAATATCAAGCGACTGGCAACATCCTATTCTGGCTGAGTGGCGATCCA